TTTCCTGTGTCGTGGAGAGCATTAAGAGATGAATAAACGTATACCTATGAAAGGCGGTGATGAATATGATGCCCTAAGTAAATCACGTAAGTTCCTACGATGGAAATCAGGACAGATAAAGAAAATCAAACGTGCTTACAACAAAAGGTTCCGTAAATACAGTAGGAGAGTAAACTATGAAGAATAACACAATCAAAATAATAGAGATAGAAGAGCATGAGGATGGTAGTGCTACACTACAAGTAGAGTGTGATCCTGAGACATTCATGGCTATCTTTGACGTAGGCTTTGTAACATTAATCAAGGCTGGCTTAGATAAGGAGAAAAGTGATGGGTAGGTATGTAGTGGAAATAGAGGTTGAGAAGGGGGAATACACCTTTGTCAGGAAGGAGAACCCTTGGACGTATGACACTGAGGTATGGGTATTTAACAGCCGTGAGGAAGCCCAGAAAGAGGCTAAGAAGTGGAATACTGGTAGAGTAGTGGAGTATCTATAATGTTGTTCTATACTGTCCTTGTGTTGAGCTATACGCTTAATGGTGACTACCTACAGGCTAAGGTAATCTTCCCTAGTGCTAGGGCCTGTGGAGACGCTCTACCAGCCTATTACGAGCCTGTATATACCATAGATAGGAATGCCATAGGTCAATGCCTAAAGACTGAGGTTATATCAGCCTCTATTAAACCTAAAAGGAGACCTTTATAATGACAGAAGAAGAATTAGAACGTATGAAAGCCGAATATTTTGCTAGGGGTGGTTCTGTAACCAAAGGGGAACCAACGGAATATGAGCGTATAGTTAGTGATACTAGCAGATTAAAATATTGGGGTGAAGATGGAGAAGATAAAGAATCTAAGCGTAGGGTTATGGAAGAAGGTTTAACTCTGTTTACACCAGATCCTATGAAGAGAAATAATTATGGTGGTATCGAAGATAAGGATAGTTATGATGAAGACTGAGCAGATAATAGAGATGTGTCAAAAACTTGCAAGTAAATATAAACATCCACATATGAGGGAGGATTTAATATCGGAAGGTATATTAGCAGTGTATGAAAGGCTTGCTAAAGAACCAGAAGATTACCCTGCGAGTTTATATAGGAGAGCTAATAAAGCTATGCACGACTATATAAATATAAGATCTAAGGCTGTATATATACCTACCTCAAGATCTGCAACAGAAACATCTTTAGGTAAAGAATACAACGGTCAAAATTATTCTGAAGTTGGTAAAAAAGCCCTTGAAGAAGCCTTGTTTTCTACGGTAGTAAGTTTTGATGAGGATTTCATGACTTCCGTAGAGGATTGCTCAGAGGAATATGAAAGAAAAGACTACATAGATAAAGCCTTGAAGCTATTAACTAAAAAAGAGAGGAGAATAATTGAGATGAGATATTTTGAGGATATGACACAACAAGAAATATGTGACTTCTATGGGGTAAGTCAAAAATCAATATCTATGTGGGAGAAATCAGCATTGGAAAAAATGTCAAAACTGTAACAATTCGTGAAGTATGGATCTACTGTCTGGGTCTATATAGTAATATGTGACTCTTAAGAAACATAACATAAGTTACTACATAAGGAAGCTAATATTATAAGTTTATATAACTTATGTAGTAACTTAAGTAAGAGGTAAGTAATGACTGAAATAGCGCACCAAACTTGTCCACATTGTAACCACAAGGGTTGCTATAGCTACAACGAAGAAAAGAATGTTTACCAATGTTTCTCCTGTGGGGCTAAGGGTAGACTTAGAAAGGATTATGATAACATGGGTACTGTAGTTGATTATACGCCTAAACGTATAGAAGACCCCGCCAGTGGAAATTATGTAGCTATGCGAGGCATTACAGCTAAGACTATGGAAGACTTTGGCGTACAGACTTACTCTGATCGTCAGGAATATGTGTACCCCAGCGGGGGAATTAAAGTACGCAAGCTAGACGAGAAGGTATTCTACACTAAGGATGGCTTTAAGGGTGATGAGCTATTCGGTATGAACCTGTTTACTGCTGGCAGCTCTAAGATGGTAACAGTTACTGAGGGTGAATTAGACGCTCTCTCAGTAGCCCAAATGCTTAAGAGCCAATACACCAACCCTGTAGTATCTTTACCCTCTGCTACTCCCTCTAAGAAGCTCTGGGAGAAGTGTACAGAGTGGCTCAACAGTTTCGATAAGATTATCCTATCTGTAGATAGCGACGAGGCTGGGAATGCTGTAGCTGATCGTATGGCTAAACTGTTTCCTAACAAGGTCTACCGTGTACCACACGACAAGTTCAAGGATGCTAACGAGTTCCTGACTAATAATGCAGCAGCAGAATTTAAGAGTGCTTGGTGGAATGCTAAGAAGTATACACCTGAGAATGTTCTTAATAGTACTGAGGATTTCATAAGCCTATACACAGATACCCCTGAGCATCAGTATGTACCAACTGGTATTATAGCTTTAGACGATAAGATCTTGGGTTTGATGCAGGGTCACTTCACAGTCATTAAAGCTCCTACAGGTATTGGTAAGACTGAGATTATGCGTTACCTAGAATACAATATGTTACAACATAACATCCCATTTGCCGCATGGCACTTGGAAGAGACTAAGCTACGATCTTTACTTGGTCTTGTGTCGTACCAGCTAAAGGATAATCTGACACGTAGAGATCTTATTGAAGAGAAACAAGCAGAGGATGATGTCATACGTGCCATTAAAGAGCTAACTAAGGATGAGCTATTCTACCAGTTCTATCTAAGTGATGGTCAAGGTGCTGATGATCTATGCGACCAGATTAGATACTTTAGTCAAGCATGTGGCTGTAAGTTTGTATTCTTTGAGCCTATCCAAGATGTAGTATCAGGTCAGTCAGAAGAGAGTAAAGAGCAGATGTTAGCTGACTTATCGGTCAGGTTATCTAAATTATCAGCGGAGTTAAACGTAGGTATCGTAACTATTGCTCACACTAACGACAATGGTGACCCTAAGTACTGTAAGATGATTGGACAACGGGCATCAGTAATACTAGACCTCTCCCGTGACAAAGAGGCAGAAGACTTACAGGAACGTAATACAACGCACATAATAGTACAGAAAAACCGTCCATGCTCAGAAGAAGGTAGGGCTGGTATGATGCGGTTCAACTCAGAAACATTTACACTACGAGAGGTTATATAATGAAAAACTCGCAGTCAGTTTATGAAGGTACAGAGGCAGAAAAACTATTTCGTAAGTTACGTGGAGATAACTTTGTTCGTAGAGCAACCAGAGAAGAGGATATGAATGAACACTGGGATGTACTTGATTCTGAATTTGGACGGGTAGATGTTAAAGCCGCTAAACGTAAATTTAGAAGTGGCCCAGTTGACTATACAATTTGGTGGGAACTAAAGACTGTTAAACGTCCACCAAACTGGAAATCAAAATCTGGATGGGGTGTACCAAATGAGGTTGACAGGTTAATTGCAGTACGTGCAGAGGACGCATTCTATCTAGTGAACCCAAGTGATATAATAAAGCCACTAAGAGAGAAATGCACTGAATACTATAGGGGTGATTTTGGTTTACATAGTAGGCCAGATAGGGGCGATTTAATGACCATATTACCTCTAAGTTTCATAGTTGAAAACAGTGTTGGAAAGGTTAGAACTTAATGCCAGTATTTGATATAGAAACAGATGGACTAGATAGCACTAAGATTCATGTAATCTCTTGGATGGATGACCAAGGAAATGTGCAACACACACATGACTATGTAGCTATGCGTATCTTCCTTGAGGAAGCACCAATCCTGATAGGACATAACATTGTAAGGTTCGACATCCCCGCAGTGGAAAAGGTGCTAGGCGTTAAGATTACAGCAAAGCTAGTGGATACGTTAGCTCTGTCTTGGTATCTAAACCATAGTCGGAGCTTAGGTGATCACAATTTAGCATCCTATGGTGAGGAGTATGGGGTACCTAAGCCTAAAGTAGAGGATTGGGTGGGCTTAACACCAGAGGAGTATGCTCACAGGTGTAATGAGGACGTTAAGATCAACGCTAGACTATGGCGTGACTTGGACATCAAACTTAAGAAGCTATACCCTGATGAGGATGAGAAGTGGCGTTTCACTGACTACCTTACTTTCAAGATGCAGTGTGCAGCGGAGCAAGAGGCTCTACAGTGGAAATTAGATGTAACCAAAGCTAAGGGGCATCTAGCGGAATGGGAAGCTATGAAGGCTGAGAAGATTGAGCAATTAGCCGATGCTATGCCTAAGCGTGTCCTTACTAAGGTACAACAAAGACCAAAGGTAATGTACAAGAAGGATGGTGAGCTATCTTCACATGGCGAAAGGTTTGAGGAACTACGCAAAGAATATAAGCAGCCAGAAGGTGTACAGTCCTTTGTCGTTAAGACAGGTGAAGAACGGGCTAATCCTAATTCACCCCCTCAAGTAAAGGATTGGCTGTATTCTATCGGGTGGAACCCAAGTACCTTCAAGTTTGAAAGGGGCAGTGATGGCGAAGAGAAACAAATACCACAGGTACGAAAGGATGGAGAACTATGCCCGTCAGTCAGAAGATTGGCCTCTGTCGACCCTGCTGTGGTCATCCTTGATGGGCTTTCTGTTCTCAGCCATCGTATTTCTGTTCTTAAAGGCATGGTTGATGCAGAGCGTGATGGATACGTGCAAGCAACAATCGCAGGATTTACCAACACAATGCGCTTCCGTCATGCAAAACCCCTAGTCAATCTACCCTCAGTGGAAAAGCCCTATGGCGCTGAGATACGTGGGTGTCTGACTGCACCTGATGGCTACACTTTATGTGGGGCTGACATGACTAGCTTAGAGGACACAACCAAGCGTCACTACATGAAACCACTAGATCCTGATTATGTAGCTGAGATGAGTAAAGAGGGCTTTGACCCACACTTAGACTTAGCTAAACATGCTGGTGTTATCACACAAGATGACATCAACAAACATAACTCAGGGGAACGTAGCTTGAAGTCACTACGCAAGAACTACAAGGTAGTGAACTACAGTGCTACATATGGCGTAGGAGCGCCTAAGCTGGCCCGTGAGACAGGTATGAGTGTCAAAGAGGCTAAGACCCTTCTGGAAGCCTTCTGGTCACGTAACTGGTCAGTAACTAAGGTAGCTGACAGCCTACGCACTAGAGAGTTATTTGGCAGCATGTGGGTGCAGAATCCAGTATCTAAGTTCTGGTACAGCTTACGAAGTGAGAAAGACCGCTTCAGTACACTTAACCAAAGTACAGGTGTCTACTGCTTTGATAACTGGGTTAAGGGTTGTCGTGAGAAGGGTATCAAGACCATTGGTCAGTTCCACGACGAAATTATAGCTTTAGTAAAGAAAGGTGATGAAATGGAGACAAAAATAAATATGGAGTACTCTATACAAGATCTCAACAAACAACTGAATCTAAACATAGACTTAGGGATTGACGCTCAATTCGGAAGTACATATGCCGATATACATTAGTAAAAATATTTATATCTTATAGGGTATAAAAATCTTATATGGGTCTATATAGTATATTACCAGCCTTAACGAAAGGAACTCGATATGGGTAAGAAAGTTTACGTAGATTGTGAGTTAGAGTGGACAAAGTTACGTCCAGAAGACCGTGACATGGGTCCAAATGATGGATCAGATATGGCTAAGAACTTTGATGCTAAGAAGGGTATTTATGTTGTAAACTGTATCATTGATGAAAGCACTAAATCTAAGATGGTTGCCGATGGTATCCCAAACAAGGGGTTACAGGCTCAACTCTTCAAGACTAATAAAGAGGGTAAGCAATTCTATAAGGCTACTCGACCTCACTTTAATCCTAAGTTCAAGAATCAAGATACAGGGGAGCAAGGTGTTGAAATGGGACCACCCGTTATGCTCAAGATGGTAGATGGAGAGTATCTACCTTGGGATTGGGAGAGTGACGGTCTTATAGGTAATGGTACTAAAGCCACTGTTAAGTTTGATGTGTGGGACAATAAGATTACTACGCTAGAGAAGGTTTGTGTTACTGAGCATGTAGCTTATGAAGCAAGTGAAGAGGCAGTTTTTTAATGGAAAACTCAAATGAGCTTACTATTTCATACAAAGATGAGTTTGGCACGGTTACTGTTGTAAGGCATGATGTAGAAGATTTATATAGCCTATCTCATGCTTATACTGATGCTACTAAAGCTATAGGTTTTTCTTATGTTGAATCGGTAGGATTTGAGAAGGATGATGGCAAGATGGTGTTTGGAGACTTCTAATGGGTAAGCGTAAGGTTCTGATCGACGGTGACATTGTGGCCTATCGGTCAGCCTTTGCTACTCAAGACTTGTTCCCAAAGGATGCAGAAGAGAAAGCTGAGATCCTTCTTGACTACATCTTAGAAGAAACACTGGAGTTCCCTACCCCAGATCAATACGAGATCTATCTTACGGGGTCAGGGAACTTTCGACATCAAATAGCAAAGTCATACGAGTATAAAGGTAACCGTAAGTCAGCAGAGAAACCTATACACCTGTACCATATCCGACAATACATGGTAGATAAGTTTGATGCTATAGTGAGTGAAGGAGAAGAAGCTGATGACCTTATAGCAATAGAAGCAACAAGACTTGGACCTGATACTGTCGTTGCCTCAATAGACAAAGATATGTTACAGATACCTTGTCACCACTTTAACTTTGGTAAGAATGAGTGGAAAACAGTAGATGACTGGGCAGGACTACAGTTCTTCTACAACCAGATCTTAACAGGCGATAGGGCTGACAACATAATTGGTTTATATCGTGTGGGGCCAGTTAAAGCTACAAAGATGTTAAGTGAGGCTAAGACTGAAAAGGACTTGTGGGAAGCCTGTGTTAAAGCCTATGACGGTGATGTAGATAGGGTAATAGAGAATGCTAGACTACTATGGCTTAGACGTAAAGAGGGCGAGATATGGCAACCACCAGTGAACGTAGAAGACACGCAATAAAGAATGGCTACAGATCTGGTTTAGAGGATGACATAGCTAAGGATCTTAAGGACAGGGGCGTAGAGTTTGAATATGAGAAGCTAAAAGTACAATGGCAACTTCTTGAGAACAAGACTTACACTCCTGACTTTAAACTACCTAACGGCATCATCATAGAATCTAAAGGCAGGTTTGTTCAAGCTGATCGTAAGAAGCATTTAATCATACAAGATCAGCATCCATTTCTTGACATAAGGTTTGTCTTTTCTAATTCTAAGGCTAAGTTATACAAAGGTGCAAAGAGTACATATGGGGATTGGTGCAATAAGCATGGGTTCTTGTACGCAGATAAAAGGATACCCGACGAGTGGCTAACACAATCCTGATTAAAGTCCATCGTGTTCTTGATGGCCCCTATGAAGACGAAGATGGTAATTACTGGTTAAACTGTAGAGTAGAAGATCCCCAAGAAAGGAACCCAAGTAAGGTTATGTTTGATGAAGAGATCCCGTTTGTCTCCTTTGATGCAGCCTATGAG